GCCAGCGAGACAGGCGGAAAAGTGAAAATAACCATGTTACGCGGCGCATTCATCGCGGGAGAGAATCACCCAGCGGGTGAAACGCTCGAAGTCGATGACCGCATCGCACGCCAACTCATCGGATCGAACAAAGCCGTAGCGGCTGAAGACGCACCGAAAAAGGCGACAAAGAAAAAATAACGATGGGAGTCGAAAGCGCGTCCGATTTATCCGATTTTTTCCTAACCGATGATTTCGGGATCGCGGCAACCTATACGCCGTCAGGCGGAAGCGCTTCAACGATCAAAGTTTTATTCGATAACCCGTTCTCATCCGTTCCCCTGGACACGGGGGAACGGGATGTTGAGAGCAACACGCCGACCGCGCTTGCAGTATCTTCGGATGTTTCGAGCGTGGCGCATGGCGATGTAATCGTAATCAACTCGATTACATATCATATCGTCGGCGTGCAAAAGGATAGCGGGTCCGGCTATCAGGGAACGACTTTACTGGTACTCGAAAAACAGTAATGGCGAATCATTTGCGGAGACAAATTCGGGAACGCATTGTTACCGATGTAACCGGATTATCTACGACCGGATCGAATGTTTTTCAATCGCGAGCCTATCCGATTGAAGAATCAAAGCTTCCATGTTTGCTTGTGTATGATAACGAAGAAACCGTCGAAATCCGTTCAATGGGAGCGATTCGCGGGATTTCTTCGGAATTGATTGTAAACATCGAAGGATATTGTCAAGGCGGAGACGGGAAAACCGTCATGAATACGCTTGCGGCAATACAAAAGGAGGTTCAAATCGCAATGCAGGGTGATATTAAGATTAATAATCTTGCGCGTGATTCGTACCTTACAAGCGCTGACGCGTCTATTAACGCCGAAGCGACCAAACCGACGGGATCGGTGCGATTATCCTATCTCGTTACTTATCAATATTTGGAAAACGCGCCTGACGTAGCCGCGTAGAAAGCGAAAAACATGGCAAGTGCCGGAAATGGGGGGGTTCTCCAAATATCCCCTGATGACTCAACCTATACCGCAGTCGCGGAACTTACATCGTGGTCGATTGAAGAAAGCGGAGAAGCAATCGAAACGACTTCGATGAGTACGAACATTTACAAAACTTTCATCCCTGGAAATTACGGATGGAGCGGAAGCGCCGAAGCGAATTGGGTCGATGACGACACCGCGCAGGAAGCGATTGAAACCGCTTTAATCGGTGGTGATTCGACTTTCTACGGGAAGTTCTACGGACTTGGAACGTCTAGCGGAGATTATTGGAGCGGAAAAATCGTCGTTACTGGCGTTTCTATTTCTGGTTCAATTGATGCGCCTATTTCGTTTTCATTTTCGTTCCAGGGTTCTGGAGCGTTGACGCATAATAACGCATGAGCGATATACTCAAATCTGCCAAGTCTCACTTCAAAGAGAGACTTGGCGGAGAACTTTTATCTCTAACCGTACCAGAGTGGAATAATGCGAAAATTTACTATCGACCAGCTATGAAATTATCGCAAAGGTCGGTCGTAATGAAGCACATTCAAAACAATGAATGGGACAAATGTATCGCCTGGGGGATGATATTCCGATGTCGGGACGAAAACGGGAAACCGATTTTTAATCGTGGTCATTTAGATCAAATCATCGATGAGTTCGATCCTGATGTATGTCAGCGAATCATTGAGGAAATGAACGCGAATGATCCAACGCAGGACGAGATCAAGGGAAACTAAATAGCGATCCTGATCTTTACGCGTGTTTTCAACTCGCTGAACTTTTGCATAAAACGATTGATGAAATTATGCAACTCAGCGAGGACGAGTTTAGAGGATGGATCGCATATTTCGAATTGAAAGAAAAACGTGCCAAGCACAACAGTAGAAATACTCGGAAAAGATAAGACGAAGAAAGCGTTTTCGTCGGTTTCTAAATCGATGGATCGTTTAAAAACGTCGATTGGAGGCATGAAGGGTGCGGTCGCTGGTTTGATTGGAACCGCTGGAATAGGTGCGCTTACAAACGACCTTTTGGACACTGCGGATGCATTGGGGAAAACTTCTGCTCGTCTTGGGGTCACAACTGGTGATTTGCAGTCTTTGAGATTTGCCGCAGAACAATCAGGGTTAAAAGTAGAAACTTTTGATATGGCTTTACAAAGGTTTACACGAAGAACGGCTGAAGCTGCGGCTGGAACTGGCGTAGCTAAAGACGCTTTGGAGGATATGGGTATCGAGTTGACAACTCAAGACGGCAAGCTTAAATCAAGTTCAAATTTATTACGTGAAGTAGCGGAACAATTTTCTAAAATTCCCGACCAAAGCGAAAAAGTAAGAGTCGCCTTTCAGCTTTTCGATTCTGAAGGGGTAAAAATGGTCAATTTACTCCAGGAAGGAAAAGAAAATCTTGAAGCTTTAGAAGAACAATTTAATTCATCTGGTGCGTCAATTGATTCTAATTTTATTAAAAATGCTGAAAAAGTTAATGATAGTTTAAATTTAATGTCTAAAGTTTTGACTGGAAACTTGTCAATCGCATTAGCAGGCGTCATTGCACAAATGGGAACAGTTAACGAATCATTTTCAGGTTTTAAAAGAATATCTCTTGGGATCGCTGATTTCCTAAATTTTTTAACAATGGGTTTTAAAATCTTAATCGAGGAAATACGTTTTATCATTGATCAATTAGTTGGGGGGTTTTCAAAGGGTTTTGATATTATTACAAAAGAGGTCAATAAGTTTTTTGAAAAAATAAAAGGTCCGTTAGGTAATTCAAAAAAAGCAATTGAAGAACTACGAAAAGCTCAAACTGCATATCATCAGGAAATTGCAGAAGGTCAAAAATTACATAATAAAAACATTGGTATAATTAAAAAAGAATTTGTTGCAGGACAAGAAGCAATTGACGCAATTAGGAGGAATGAAACTGAAAAACAAAAAATAAAAAGAGTAACAAATAATTTAGAAAGAGAAATATCTATAGAAAAAAGCAAAAGATTAAAAAATAGTTTAACTGAAGAAATGCAAGCGGCTATAGATTTAGCTAAATTCCAAGAAGCTCATAATAAAAAAATGCGCGATTCGATGTTTCGCGACGATGAAACGTATTTTTTCAGTAAAAACAAATTAGAAGAACAAGCATTTCGTTCAACTATGGCAACAATGGAATCAATGGCATCCGCAGTGAAAGACGAAGGAATCGAACTTTTCCGTTTCTGGCAAGCCGCGGCAGTCGCAAATACTTGGATGAGTACGCACGAGGCCGCAATGAAAGCATGGGCGCAACTTGGCGTTTTTGGTGCGTTTGCCGCTGGTGCGATTTACGTAGTAGGCGCGGCGCAAGTCAAAAAAATCTTAACCGAAAAGCCTCCAGGCAAACAAGCTGGAGGCGATGTTTTGGCGGGTCAACCGTATTTAGTCGGCGAACAAGGGCCAGAATTATTTACGCCAGGACAAACCGGATCGATTGCGCCTAATCGTAATTCGGGACAAGGCGTAATCATTAATATATACGATGGAACCGGACGAAAAATCTCGCAAGCGATGTCGGATTTACGAGTCGAGGTAGTCGAAAGGGCGAATGCATTCGGGCAATTTGCGGCACTAGAGAGTCCATTATATACCGATGCCGCTCCCGCTTGAAGTTGAGATATCGTTAGACCTTCCATTAACGGGAAGCTCAACCTATTACTACTTATCTGACGAATCTCATGTCGGCGCGAATGGTAGATTTTATCATGGGTTTATCATTGGTCGACCTCAAATTAAAATGGCGCCGACTTCAGGCGGATTCATTCAAATGACTTCAGGAGGGATTACATTAGTTAATCGACCTAATGATTCCGATCATCCGTTTAGCGGGTCAAATTATACAACGATTTTGGCAACGCCTGGTCCGTATTATATAGGCATTAAATTCGACGAATCTTACAATCTTTTTGAAGGCATGGTTTCACTTCAATCGATAACGAATGAAGAAATGCGATTAAGCGTGAAACCTATTAGAACGACCAGCGGATTAAATATCGGGCCTGCTAATTCGGATTTAAACGATGAACAAATTAATTTCTTTTTCGGTGCAATCCACGATCAGCCAGTACCTTTAATCGATGCGAGTCAATTTGATAGCGTGACAGGTACTGCAATCGGGTTCCAAAATCTAACAACTACAACCGGAACCGTAAAAATTGATGGAACGACTCGAACTCCTGACGCATGGAGCGCAATTAACAGCGATGTCGGTTCCTCAGTCGCAGGAGGTTCAGCGCGTTATAATGCGAATTACACAACATCGAATAAAAGATCGGTTTCGGGAACAGGTGCGAAATGGAAAACAACGCCAGCTATGACGGCATCAGGGACCACGATTGGAGATTTTGCCGATCAAATCGCGCATATCATGGCGAACACGATTACCAGCGATTCGCTTTACGTTTTGGAGACTGCGACCGTAAACAAAGATAAGATCGGAACGCCACCTGACTCAACAATTATTATTTCGCAGGAAAGCGATATTTTAAACCTTTTATCTTCGGTTACTCCTGGGGTGAATTACCAATTCTATATTGCACCAAATCAAACGGATGGGAACCGAACTTTATTTCTAATCGATAAGGACAACACGCCTGGAACGTCAAGCGCTTATTATCATGCGTTATCAGATTTTGAAATCATTGAAATCGTAATTCGCGCACCAAAGGAAATCCGAAATATTTCGTTAAAATATACAGATTATTTTTGGTCAGGGACCGATTTAGAATCTCAGGAGTTAGGGAGCGTTTTTTCATTAGGCGCAAGTGGTTCTGATATTTCATTAAATGCGTTGGCTGATGATTCCTCACAAGCATCAGCCGTTTCTAGCATGTTGACGAGCATTAAAAACGTTCTAATTAAACCGACTGTAAAAGCGAAAATTGCAGGACTTAATTCTAGCTGGCGTCCTGGCGATAGAGTCGAATTTGACCGACGAATCGAGCAGGTGCATGTTGATATGAAAGTTAGAAGCATCGAATGGGATTCAATCGCTCTTGAAACAATCATCGAAGGCGAAGCAACCATAACCGATTTAATTCAATCATGAAGATTCTTGATTCGAATAAAATAACCGCGCAAAGCTTAACTTCGGGCGCTCAATTTTCCGCTGATTATTCAGTCGATAATATTTCGGACGACAATCCGCGTAAATGCTTCATGGCTAACTCGGCGAGTGCAACGATTTCGGTTACATTAGAATCGGGAATGTCAGCAGTTTTTTTATCTGGAGTAATGGCAGACTCATTAACTCTAAATATAAGTGATACCGATAATTCGCTTTCGATAACGGACGTTTTAGATATTAATAATTATTCAACCAATAAATGGTTGAATAAAAATAATGACGCGAAACAAAAACCAAATCTTCAACCGTATACTCGCGGAACTTTTAGCGGTACCGTTTTAACTTCGCCAATCACAACAGATACTACGCTTTCCGATTATCTGACGGGTGCGCCTGACACTTTAGTTTTAGAAGCGAATCTAACACTCGGAAACGGCGGGGCCGATTTAGTCATTTTAGAATTAGGATTAAGCGATTCGGATAACACCATCGAAAACGTGTGGACGGGTGACTCGTTGGGAGGCGGAACGGCAACGCTTACGCTGGAAACATCAACGGATTTAAAAGCGCTTCCGGTTGAAGGTAATTCGATTCACCAATGGGACCAGAGTTCCGGCGCGACCGGACGTTTTGAGGATTCATCCGGTAACGCGATCAATGTTTTTAATCATTCGAATATCCATGTCGGTTCTATTATCACAATCGGCGGATCAGATTATCAAGTCAATCAAATCGTCGGCGATGGTACTGGCGCAGCTGATATTACGCTTTCGGGATCAGTCGCAGACGCGACGATTACAAGCGTTAAAAATCCAGTAAGAATCGGTATTTTCCAGGCATCATCGGTAATCGCAATAGAAAATCCGCAAATCGGAATCTCAAAAGCACTACAAGATTTTTCAATTCGAAAACCTTTAAATAATGGCGGATATCAGGAAACGCAAAAAAACTTAATAAATATTTTTACTTGCAATCTGATGATACCAATCGCGCAAGCAAATAATATCATCGATTTTTATCATGCATATCGATCTAAACCCTTTCCGATACAAGTTTTAAACGATTTAGGAGCGGCGCAATCTGAAGCGTTTAATTATTCTGGTTTTTTTTATATGATCGATCCGCCGGAAATGGTCAGCGCAATCCATTCGGGATCGTATCAAAATATGACTTTTAATATACGCGAGGTAGTCTAATGGCAGATAGAATTTTAAAACCGGATTCAGGAAACGATTTGGTTTTGCAGAATAATGGCGGAACCGCAAAAATCGAGATAAACGATGGTCAGGAAATAACCATAAGTATCGGATCATCAAGCGGTGACGATTTTAACGTCGGAAGTGGAAAGCTTTTAGTTGAGGGCGATACTTCGCTTGTTTCAATTACTGGCGATTTTAAAGTCGGAGGGAACGATATACAGGATTCAGGTGGAAACACTTGTTTTACTTTCGACGGCTCAGGCAATACGAACCTCTCAGATAAAATTTTACAAAGACCGACGATTAAAGATTACGCTGAATCGGTTAACGCAATAGGAAACACGGTTGCATCACAAGCGGTAGATATAACATCAGGGAACGTAGTAACTGCGACTTTAAACGTAGCAACAACGACTTTTTCATTTTCAAATCTTTCAACTTCGGGAACGTGCTGTTCGTGGACGATGATATTAACCCAGGACTCAAGCGGATCAAGGGCCGTGACTTGGCCCGCCGCCGTAAAATGGGCAAAAAATACTGCTCCAACATTATCAACTGGAGCCACCGAAGTTGATATTTTTTCATTTATCACAGTTGATGCCGGAACTACTATTTACGGTTTCACTGGTGGTCTTGATATGAGTTAAAAAATGGCTTTCTCATCGCAAAGAGTTTTACAAACTTCAAGTAGTCTTGATCCAATGTCAGTGCCAGAGGGACAATCTGACGCACTTGTCACAAATATCACTGATAGTGGAAACACTTATGAGGTTTTTAGCTTTGTAGGATCACAAACTTTAACAGTAAACGCACAGACAACTTGTGATGTTATGGTGGTTGCAGGCGGAGGAACTGGTAGAATCGTAGGCGGAGGTGGTGGCGGTGGATTACGTCATTGGACCGGAATGGTCTTTCCCCCTGGGACTTATGCGGTAGTCGTTGGAGGTGGTGGTTCTGCTTCTTCAGTTACGAATGGTTCGAATTCAACCGTAACGTACACCGGATCTGGAAGTTTTACAACTCTCACCGCTTCGGGAGGAGGTCGAGGGCCAAGCACAGCGGGAGGAATTTCTGGCGGATCAGGCGGTGGAGGAAACTGCGGTGCTATTACGGGTACTGCAAGTAATCATGTAGGAGGAACTGGAAATTCTGGCGGAGATACAACCGATTTAAATTCTGGTACAAAAGTTTCTCCTACGGGAAATTCTGCCTATAAGGAAGGGCATGATGGCGGAAATGGTTCGTCGGCTGATTCAATTGCAGGAGGAGGCGGAGGAAGTCCCAAGGCAGCTGGGGGTAATGGCGATGGTTCTCATAATGGAGGAAATGGTGGCGCACCATACACTACATCAATTCGTACAGGTTCGACTCAATATTTTTCTGGAGGTGGAGGGGGTGCAGGGAATTCCACTGAAGGAAAAGGTGGCGACAATGTAGCCACTGATGGATCAGCGCAAAAAGGCGGTGGTACGGACGGCAATTACACAGCTTCAGTAACTGCTTCACCTGATAATACAGGAGGGGGATCAGGCGGCACTGGCGGTACAAGTTACGCCGCAAATGGAGGTTCGGGTATTGTTATAATCAGGAGGCAATCTTAATGGGACATTTTGCTAAAATAAATAAAAAAAATATAGTTGTTACAGTAATTGCCGCTAAACAAAATTTTATTGATAATGCATTTCCAAATCAAACGTGGATTAAAACGTCATATAATACAAAAGGCGGCATACATTACGAACCAAATTCGAATATACCTAGCGAAGATCAATCCAAAGCACTTAGAAAAAATTATGCTGGAGTTGGTTGTGTCTATGATCCAGAAAGAGATGCGTTCTACGAACCACAACCGTTCAAAAGCTGGACTTTAAACGAAGAAACCTGCCAGTGGGAAGCACCAAAACCATATCCACAAGACGGGAAATTATACAAATGGAATGAAAGCAAAAAATCCTGGGTCGTAATTTAATTATTTAATTTAAATGGATCACCATCAACCCCAGCAAACCGATTTAGTCGATATTCCAAATCGATTTGCAGACGTTTTATTAACTCAAGCTAGTTTGCTTGAAATGGTACTTTGCGGAATGCTTGTCGCGCTTGGATGGTATATTCATTATGAGGGTAAATCCGCGAAGGTCGAACGTAAATTGAATCAAGAAAAATTTGAATCGCTTATTATAAGAACGCAAGACTCAACCATAAAAATGGCATCGGATATTTCAAACGTCTCGGCGCGTCTTGATAACATAGAACGCGAACTTGAATCTCAGAAAGAATTTATTTTTGTAAACTTGAGAAAATAAAATGATTGCAGCACTAGCACCCGTAATCGCGGGAACCGTGAAAACCATGGCGCTATCTTTTTTGAGCGAAAAACTACTCATCAAAGTAGTTTTTTTGCTCCTTGAAAAACTCGTCAAATCGACTAAAAACGACCTCGACGATAGGATTCTCGCCGAATACGAAAAGTCGATGACGGGCAAACTGTGATCGGTCGCGCTTATATTACGACGAACATTTATCGCTTCGGCGGGGGCGCTCATGCTTGACATGCTTACGCCTAATTTCAGCCGCGCCGAGATGCAATGCAAGTGCGGTTGCGGTCTTTCGCATATGGACGAAGAATTCATGCGAATGCTTCAGCTTCTACGCGACAAACTCGGACCGCTTCCGATTACATCTGGCGCAAGGTGCGAGGAACACAACAAACGCGAAGGCGGATATCCAAAAAGCGCTCACTTACAATCGAAGGCCGCAGATATCCGAATTTACGGACCGCGAGCGCTTGCTTTAGTCGAGGAAGCGCGTCGAATTGGATTCTCCGGTGTCGGGATTTCTCAAAAAGGCGATCACGGCAAGCGCTTCATTCATCTTGATACTCTTTCACGCGCCGCGATCTGGTCGTACTGATTAGACCGAGTTCGTAATCGCGCAATATGTTCCGTATTTGCGGACCGTGCAACGGCGTTCCTTTACGAGATCGAAACCCTTCAGCGTTCACGATCTTAGCAATCCGATAAAGAGACAAATCTTGATTCGATAATTCGATAACGCGCCGAGCAAGTTTAGGCTGTTTCTCGCTTAAGCGTGGCGTCCCTTCGATTTTAATCTTTCCGTTTCGATCAATCGTTTTTATCGCCTTTCCGTTTCGCTTTCCCGTTTCCCGCTGATGATCGCGCCCCGCTTTCATGCGACGCGTCAACGTGGATCGCTCAAGCTCGGAAAACACGCCTTGCATTTGAACCATTGCTTTCCGCATTGGATCGTCGTAGATAGCTTGTGAAATATTTTCGCCTGTATTGGCAGAATATAAATCGATCGCCTTAGACGCGATGAAGGTGGCGAGTTGCATCTGAAGCAATAGCTCACGCGCAAGGCGCGTCATATCTTCGATGATTATAATCTTAATATTGTGCGCGTCCGCGTATGC